AAGTTTTGGGATTTTTACCAAGGCAATGGTGTAGATGATTCTATCTATGCACTGCCACCAATCGTCTATGACGACATGTATACTATGGACTTGCGTGAACATGATGACTTCAGTCCTGACTTTGAGTCATCTCTCAATTTGTCTGTAGAAAACATGATTGACTACAAAGGTGCTGAACACATGAACACAGAATCTAAGAATATGTTCAAAGAATGGCTACCTCCCAAATGCAGAAAGATGACATATGCGCTAACCGGGAATCGCAAAGGTTGGTCAGTTGTTGTCACAAGAAGCAAATCAGGGACTGTTACATGCAGATTAAACACACCAAAGGATGGAGAATAACATGAGTATTTGGAAAACACTTAGCGCAATCGACTGCTCAGATCACACTGAGAAAAAAGCTGGGATGACATATTTGTCTTGGGCCTGGGCTTGGATGATTGTCAAGCAACATTACCCACAAGCCACATTCACAAAATATATATTCGACTATAATGAAATGCAATTACCATACATGCTAGACCCTAACGGTTATGCGTATGTAAAAGTAAGTGTAGATATTGATGACGAATGTGCTACAGAAATCTATCCTGTGCTTGATCATCGCAACAAAGGCATTCAAAACCCAAACAGCTTCGATGTTAACAAGGCTCATCAGCGTTGCCTTGTAAAAGCATTAGCTTACATGGGTCTTGGCGTAACAATTTATGCTGGTGAAGACTTGCCTCTTTCAGAGATTGAAGATAAAAAGGAACAAGATAATGATGAAGAATCTAGAATACTCCAAGAGTTTTTGGGCGCAACATCCTCAGATGAACTTGATGATTGCTGGCGTATCAACAGCCAACGCATCGGCAAGCTCGGTCAAAAAGCGAAAGATAGACTCACTGATGGCTTCAAGAAAAAGAAAGTCCAAATCAGAGCCGCCTAAAGAAATCATTAAGGAAAGGTGTGTGTCTTGCGGCACATACCTATCTTGCCGCAATGAACCTTTTGTCATCTACATTAATAATAACTTAAAGTGTATAAAGTGTTATGAATCTAATGCTGATGTACGCTTCAAACCTGACGCAAAGTTGTTTAAAACATGACACCAATTCAATCTTTGTTGCATGACAAACGTATACACAAGATACTTTGCAATCACGCACAAATCTTTCTTAATGAAGCAAATCAATCTAACGACTGCTTAATGTTGTCTGGTAGTGGTATCAAGACTGACAAGCGATCCTTGTTTATGCACATATCCAAAATGTCATTTGAAGAGATTGCAATATCTATTACTATCACAGATAACGATAACAATGGCTCAACTTGCTATATGACAATATCTACATTCAACACCCTAGATGATGCAGAATCAGTTATACTTAGGTTTTGCTTGCTTATGATAGATAGAATATTAGATGGTCACGGTGCGCCAATACAAGTATTTGAAAGCAATCATTATGTCACATGATGAAGCAATATTAATATCAGAATACGAAGCAAGAAAAAGGTTTGAAGACTGGATAGATGATGGTGAGCTAATAGAGGTAACAGGCATTCTCTTTGAGCCAAGCAGAATAATGAGAGAACTAGAGCCACTATCCTATCAAATAGGTTTCTTACAATTCATTGATGGCCTCAAAAAGAGTAACATACTTGTTGAAGGTCACACCTACGATGAATCAGACGAATATGATGTTCCCATTAAAAAACACAAGTCAGGCTTTATAATCTATGACTTTACAGAAAAAGAAAACGGAGAGAAATAATCCTCCCCGTCTTCCCCCCACAACCGCAGAAATGAGCGGTGTTACCTATTATAGGAGATATCTATGCTTAAGTACAGAGAAGAATTTTGCAGTAGTCTTTTTGAAACTCTAAATGAAAGACAGCAAAGTTATGGTGACCCCAGTGAAAGCATGAAACACATAGCTGATATGTGGTCTTCGTATCACGAAAGACGCATAACACCACAGGAAATGGTTTCAATGATGATTATGTTAAAGCTTGGAAGACTAAAGGAAACTCCTTGTCATCTTGACTCATGGCTAGACATAGCTGGATATGCGGCTATTGCATATGAATCTATTCTTTGCGAGATTGAAGATGAAGAAGCCATTGATGACCCATCTTCGGACATGGAAAGCATTGATGACGAAGAAATGGATCATGACTTCTAGGATCAATAACTTGCATGATTGATTGACCAAAGTTCTGTTGATCAAACCCTTTAACAAACGCATAACTATCATGGTATTTAAAGCCTCTTGCCCTTGCCAACCACATGATCTTTTTTTGCTCTACCTCTTCCATTTGCGCTAAAGCCCAATTGTGACGATGACCACTAATGTAAAGATCAGAATTGCTTTTAAACTTAGCCATCTTGGTTTGTGCATGTAGAGCATTCCATTGACTGTGACCCGGCATATCATGTGCGGCATGTATTCTTATGTTTGTTTTGTTAGGAAAGTTAATCTGTATTCTAGCTTCCCAGTCTTCCATAATAGCTCTGTGACCAGCCATCCATTTTAATGGATCACCAGCACCTGACCACATGTCGTGATTACCAGCAATTAATATCATAGGCTTCATGCTATCTATAAGCCATTCAACTAGCTTTAAAGCAGTCTTCTTTGAGTTCTCTTGCTCACCATAAAGACGAGACAATCTGCCTATCCAATTGTTCTGAAAGTCACCTAAAGAGCAACCAAAGATTCTATCGTTGCTATTAATAATTGATAGGTGTTCTTGAAGTACATCCCAATCACAATAATTATCATCAATGTGAGGATCGCCAAGCCAAAGCAGAGCAAAAGGCTCATCAGATTCCATATTAACTTGTAACCATTTTTTAGATTCCTTGTGCTTCTTACGCTTCTGGAATCTCTTGTGGAGCATATCCACGATTTCTTCAACGTCAACATCATCATCCTCCTGTGTGGGTAGGGAGTATGGTTTATCCTCAGATTTCATTAACAATTGATGTTCGTATGCTTTCAGTCTGTTATGCAAAGTACTTTTAGGTATGCCTATAGCATCAGATGCTTCACGAACAGTACCATAAGTTTGAACAGCTTCGTAAGCTTCTAAGTTCTTATCATTAATCATTGCAATCCAACATCATGTTTTTTAATTCAACGCCTCTAGTTTTTATCTGATTGTACCAAAGAGAATCTTCCATCTCTAAAGCCGCTCTAGAATAGTCTCTGTCTTCTAGTGCAGATCGAAACTTTTTAAACTGTGAGAATCGAGGCCAACCAAGGTTGAATACCATAGAAGCTAATACTATCTGAGCTTGGTGAGGCAAATCTCTCCACCATTCCATACGATCATCTAGCTCTTGTACAGCTACACTTACATCATCTTTTAGTATTTGCTTAGCGGCTGTTTCGCTTATAGGTGTTTGTAAGTTATGACCATATCCAATAGTTGGCACACCCACTGTATCCATATACATGTCAAGCCTCAAGCCTTCATGCTTTGCTATAATGTCAGTTAGTTCATCAATCATTTTTTACCCTTTACGCTATCAATAACGCCACCGCCAAAATAAAATCCAAGTATAATTAACATAGCATAGTTGATGCTAAACTGCTCCATCACCTTAGTCACTGCGTCAGGATCGCCATAACCTGAGATAGTCATGCCAAGAACAATCAAGTAACTACCAAGAAATGTGCCTCCAAACATCAAGGCCAAATATCTTTGTGCAATCTTGAATGGTGCGTATGCTCCCATCAAATCAATCTTGGCCTTACTCTTAGCCGCAATCTCTTCTTCAGTGCTGGTATGCATGTCATCGATAAGGCTCAAGCCTTTCTTGATTACATCACCGCCCCCAAGGATAGAATTTAGAACGCCCATCATAGCTAACTCCTTAAATAATAAGCAACTGTACCAGCAATGCCGACCATAATAAGGACCGCCATTGCACCTACGAACATTTCTAATATGAATTGTTTGCGTCTTCTAGCTTTCTTCTGTGCTTCACGTCTCTCTGTGCGACACTTAGCTTGAAAAGCTTGCCAGTCAGACCACAGCCTTGGCCTGCCAGTATATATCATGATTTGTTTGAGTTGATACTCAGATTCCTTAACTTGCTCTAATGCAAGAAAAGCTTGTAGGTCTGAGCCGCCAACAGATGACTTGCTCTTGCCAGCAACTTTCTTTTCCAAGTCTTCTTTAGCACCGACAAATTTCGCAATAGCAGTCCCTGCCCTAGCCAAATCACCAGAGTTCGTCACTGCTTGCTTTATAACAGCAAATGCGGCATTGGCGGCGGCTAATTCGGCTAACATCAGTATACCTTCGTTTTGTTAGGGTCTATTGCTTTCGGTAAGCAGTATGCTGTAACCCTATCTCTTGGGTCAACTAAATCCAGATGCTGGTAATTTCCGTGGGTTCTGGTGATTTGTTTTGCAAAGTAATTGCAATCATCAATAGAACGAAAGTGTAGCAAATTCTTAGCAATTGATCTTCGGTCATCCCCTACCCCTTGATACATAACTAACAAAAAAGCAACAACCCATTCGCCCATCAGACTAGCCTAGCTACTACAGCCGTTGCCATTACAACCATAGCCAAAGTAGAACCCATTATCAGAGCCTCAAGACGCCACATACGTTTGTCTAAGGCTTTTATCCAGCCCTGTAACTGCTCATAACGAACAGCGCACTCAGCTTCGTGGCGTTCTAGATGTGCTTTAGTTTCGTCCATCAGTCAGCCTCCGGCCAATCAGCAATAGGGGCGTTCCCAGTTGGGTTATTGTCAGCATCAACAGGCACATCGAACAACGCCATAAACGCTGTATGGTCAGCCGCGCCATCTATTGCCGCCTCGATTGTGTTTGAGGCAGTCCTCACGCTTGCTCTATAATCGAGTGTCGCTTGGCCAACAGAATAGTCAGCAACCTCACTAGCCTTGATTACCATCCAATCGGTAGGCGCAAGTAATCCACCAGCCTGTTGCTTGATAGTGGCTTTCCACTGTGACCTCAAGCCAAGAATGACCATCTGCTCACCGTCTTCTAGTACAGGATTGCCGTCCTCATCGACAGCGTTGACATCGTCCAATGCTTTGGGTGTGTTAGAATCCCAATAAAAGCGATTGTCAAATGACGCTGGTGGGTCAACCCAGACTAGGCCAGCCGCAACCTTCTCATCGTCAGACCATCTGCCCCAGCTTGTCGGGTGCTGGATGCCGTCAGCGTTCTTCCACGCTCTGCCTTCTCTTATTCGTTTGCCTTGATATGTCCACATAATATCACCTCGCGTTTGCGTATTTGAATGGTTGTTCGGCTATGGCTAAGTAGATGTAATTCGCTCCGGATAAGTTACCAATGCCACTGCCGCCACGAAACCTAAAGCCATTTGACAAAAAGTCTACGCCTGTACTGGATGCGCTACCTTCGACGTTGCTTAAATCTGGTATGAGATAATGTTCAGTTGGATTTCTTCCTAACCTTTTATTGTCCCTTATTGCCCAGTTTATAGTGCCACCAATTCCTTTCACCAAAATAAAAGCGGGTCGGAATCCTGTGAAGACAAAGGGTCCGTTACTGTTGCCAGTTCCAGGTCCATAAGCCCCCACCTTACACAGCCCTTCGGCGTTTGCAAAACAGTATGCTATTATTCCGTCACCACTTCCGTTAGCCCCATTACTTGTACCAACAGAGAAAACACTGGTTGCCGGGGCGGTGTTGTTCCAAACTGAGCTGGCTGTAAGAACCGCTGAAGTATCATTCAATCGTTGATAGTTTTGCCAGCCGCTGGGATAGTGAGTACATCCAGCAGTCCAATTTGTAGCATCATTACGATTTTTCAATAGGATAAGTTCGGGCGTAGCACCATTTAATCCGTGACCAACAGTAGCGTTAGCCCCAGTACCTGTCCAAGACACCACACTAAACCAGTTCTGTTGGCTAGTAGCACCCACGCTCACTGTGCTTGTGATACTGCCATCGGTGTTGCTTACGCCTGTGCCGCCAGCTTTCCAGTTCCAACTTACTATTCCATCACTAGAGCCGTTGACAGTGTTATCTGTGCCAACCGTAAAGCCGTTAGAATCGAAAGACGTTAAGGATTGTGCTGATGTTGATTCAGCATTTGTGGCATCAGAAAACAAACGCTTTGTAGCTCCTCGCACAGAATCAGTCAAAATATGAAACGCACTATCCGTCCTGTTTTTAATCCACGTCAGTGACGGCTGAAATCCTACGGTTACACTGTTGCTTGCGCCTGTGCCAGTATAAAGCACAGTATTGAAATAATCCTCTGGCGTTTCATCAGCCAGCGTGTTGATAGCACCTGTTGGCAGATTGGCTGAACAGAGTGACAAGAACCCAGACGGTGGTGCATACTTAAAAACACCCTGTCCGTTTTCGTCAGTGTTTCCTGTCGCACTTATAGCACCAGCAAATGTGTCATCCTGACCAAAGTTAAGTATACAAACTTCTTCGCCAGAACTGTTAGATGATGTGACTATTGGCTTAATAGAAGCCCATCCTTTTGCAGACCAGTCAGTGTCTGTTTCAATAATAGACCCATTCTTGTAAAACGAAAAGGTTTCATTATCAACATCAACAGCAACAGCAAGTATGTCGTTAGGCGCATAAGTAGTGCCTTGATGTCCGTTGTTTGTTACTTCGTTATTGTTCGGTACGGCTGTGTCAGCAATACCTAAACCAATCTTGTTGTTGCTTGACGCTGAAGAAACATAACGAATCTCCCAGTACCACTTACCAGAACTCATACCAAAACTGCCAAACGCTTCTTCGTTGTCACCAACAGAAACTTTAAGATTGCCCTCTGAGTAAGTCGCAGTGCCGTCACCCTTGTCAATAGATGACATAACACCAAAGTTATTAGTCGGACTATCCAAAACAACATCTGATGCGACTAGGTTGTTAACAGTAAAGTCATTCGTATTGCCGCTAGTGTCATCGCCAATAGCCGCGCTGTTAGCGTACCCAAGTCTGAAACCATTCGTGCCGAAGGTCAGCCCAGCCGTGTCCTTTGGAATCCAGATGCCTGACTTAGTTTGACCGAAGCTGGTAGGGTCTAGGGCAGTTCCGTCTACAAAGTTAATTTCGGCCATATAGCCATCGTAATATTGATTTGAACCAGATGCGTGTTTACCTAGCTGTTGTGGAACATTGTTATTAATTCTTGTGTTAATGCCTGAAAGGGGAGTGGATTCAGTACTAAAAGATGTGATGCGTTCGCCATTGACATAAAGCCTAACTCTTTCAGTTGTTGTCGCATTTGAAATGTCTGCGACTACTGTAATATTGTAGAACGCTGACACATCTCTGAATACAGCATTGGTGATGTATCTAAAATTATAACTACCAGTGTAATCATCAATTTCTATATTGTCAGACGACCCAAAACGAATGATTGTTCTATCAGTGTCACTACTTCCACCAACCAATATCATCTGAGTAGAGCCTAGATTTCCACGCTTCAGCCACGCAGAAAACGTCCAAGTCTTTCTGTTGCCAGCCGACGCAGGTGTGCGACTTAGATATACGCTGTCCCCATCCTCGAACCGCAGGGACTGCCCTATGGGAAAGTTGTAGAACTCCCCACCAGCGGAATACATCCATTGTTCTGAACCAACAATACTCATCTAAGAAAACGCCAACTGAGGCGCACCCAATAAAATCCTGCCTGATGCAACAACCACATATGGCACAATGTCTGTTGTGCTTGCCGTGCTTGAAAGAGTAATCCCAGCCGCACCAGCCGTTTCATAGTCAGTTCCCAGCGACACTGTTCTGCCGCCAGTGCCGTCCTGTATGAATGTGATAAAGCCAGACTGTCCAACGCTCTCAGTAGATGGGTTTGCTAGAGTAACATTGCCTGTGAGTGTCAGCACAAAGTTTTGATTAACATCGAAATCAAGGGTAACTGAACCAGTGTTAGTTGTATCGGTGTCTGTGCTTCCACGCTGTGCCGCAGTAAATGTGTTATTTGCATTAGGCTGAACAGCCGAGTCAGCTTTAGTCCCTTGAGCCGCAGTAGCATAGTCTGTTGATGCTGTTGTTGCCGCAGTACCAAGCCCTAAATTTGTTCTAGCAGTAGCGGCACTGCCCAAGTCAGACAGGTTGTTAGCAACCGTCAAGAAGTCAGCCGCAGTTACCGCCGCCGCAACCCAAGCTGAACCAGTATATACCTTTAATTGATTGTCTGTTGTATTGAAGTATAAGTCACCAGCCGTTAGCGCATCGCCATCATTGTCTAGTGTTGGATCGCTAGCTTTTGCGCCAATGTAAATATCATCAAAATTATCTGCCGCAAGTTCAGCCGCTGTTTGTGCCGCTTCTGCCGCAGTCTTGGCAGTCTCAGCCGCAGTAGCGTTGCTTGCCGCATTTTGTATTGCAGACAGGTTATCCGTAACATTCTGTAAGTTAGTTGTTTGACCAGCTACAGTCGTTACATTTGCTGATATGCCAGAGACAGTTGTTACATTCGCTGAGATGCCAGCAACAGTTTGGATAGCATCCGTTGCGTCAGTACCGTCTTCAATATCAGCCAGTGTTGCAATATCAGCAGTAATAGCCTGTACAGTACTAATGTCAGCAATCTTAGGTCCAGCTTCTGGTAATCCTGTAGTAGAATTAAAAGCAAGTACAGTACCTTTTCTTGTATCAAGGTTAGGCAATGCCAGATCAGCGGCAGTGTCTGAATCAGCAAGACGCATGGTTCTAGTAATCTTTGTCTCAAGTTCTTGCTCAACAGCAAAGATTTTGTCTAGCTCAGTATTAAGTGATGATATGTTAAAAGGACCTGATGTTGGAAAGTCAGTTGTTCTTGAAACAGGAATGTCTCTAAAGATAGTGTACTTTGTAGAAGCACTAGCATAACTATCTCCAAGAGTAACATGACCACCAGAAAAACCATCGTCAACAGCAGTACCTGTTACGGCAAATGTCCCAGTGCCAGTACCTCTTGATAATGTTGTGTCAACACCAGCTTCAGAAGTAACAATTATGTTTATGTCGTCCAGATCAAAGAATGGAAAGTCAATAGTAAGCTGTGTCGTATTTGCAACGACAGCTTGCGTATATTGTACTCGTGCATCATTATCTGCGATTTGTATAGTAGCCATACTCTTTTATCTCCTATTGTCTGTGTATTGACAATTCACTTACTGACCAAAAACCCCATCATATATTGGGTCTAAATAAGGCAATGTTGCTCCGGGAGTAATGTATCTTGCCTTATTTAAGGTTGCTTGATTAGCATTTCCTGTAACAATATCTCCAAATATTTGTGCCGCATTAGACATGTTTGCTATTGAAGGTCCTGCAACAGTTGCTAATGTAGAAGAAACACCCGGTCTATAAGGTTGTCCAGCACCAACAAAAGGTCTTAAACCAGCTTTATTGTCTGTGAGCTTTTCAATGGAATTGTTTACATCAGTAAACCAGCCACCTATGCCTGATCTATCTACAGCATTAAGAAGTTTTTCTCTGTAACTTTCTTGCCTGTTATCCCCATATTGCAATCTTTTAATCTCGTTTACAGCAGCACCAAGTCCAACTATTAAAAAAGCACCCTGCCAGAAAGAACCATCTTTTTCTTGTAACCCAGCAGTAGTCATACGCATCATTGCACCCTGACCAAACGCCTTAAACTGAGTAGCAAAACTTCCCCACTCTCTCGATGTCCATAAGGCTCTATCTGCCGCACCGGGAGTAATAATAATTCTATCAACATTTTGATTTATAGCGTTTCTAAACATTAAGCGCATAGTAGCGTCTTGCCATAAATCTGTGTTCGGCAACCACTCTCCGTCTTCTTTTTGCCCATGACGCTTTATAAGCTCTGCCATTCTTCTATGAGATTGCTCATCAATACCATTTTTTAAAAACTTTTCTTTTACATTTCTTGGAAGCTTGCTCCAGGGCTTCATAATATTTTCAGTCATATGAAGCATTGTTATAGTTCCAGACATGTTCTTCAAGCCATAATTCCAGAAGTTCAATCCATTCATAAAGAAAGTAACAGCCGCTGTTTGAGAAAGCGCTCTTTCCCATGTAAACCTTGAACCCATCATGTCTCCTACGTCAGACATGGCAGAAGCTCTCAATCCCAACTCAGCGTCAACTGCAACGCCAGCTTTTCTAAGTTCGCTTTTGGTCATTTTCTTAAAGGCACTTTGATTAGACTTAAATAAATTAACCATTCCCTTTCTGTAAAAGTTATCCATACCTTCAACCATGACCATTCTTGCTATATCAGGAACTGATGAAACCATAGCCCCTCCCATACCAACAATAACATTGAAGCTTTTCATAGCCCTTACAAAACGACTACTTACAGAATGTGGGTCTTTAGATGCACCATAAGTACCACGAAGCCTATCACGAAGACCCTTAATATCCCTTATGTCATTTTCCATCCTTTTTTGTAAATTTTTTGCATCTGGACCACCTTCGTCTATTAGCTTTTTGTAATCAGCTTTGACAGCATCTATAACATTACGCATGTCAATATCGCCATATTTTTTAGCAAGCAAAATATCTATACCCATTGTTTTAGTGTGATGTCTTGCAAGTATTTCTACATCAGACTCTAAAAATTCCTCTATAAGATCGTCTGGTATAGTAAGGATTCTTGCTTTCAATCCACTAGAAGACTTTACAAAATCTTCAAACCCACCAATGTCGTCTAAATCAAAGAAAGGCTTATTTGTAGTATATGAATCCATTACGCCAAGAGAAAACTTATTTGCTTGCTTTGGTGTCATTCCAAGTGTTTCAATAGCCCATTTTTCAATAGTCTTTCTAAACTTAACTTGATTGTCCATAATCTTGTCAATTCTAGGAACTCTTGGCAAATAAGATTGTGCTGTATTTACAGTTACCCCCTGCTCCCTAAGAATCTTTAATTGCTTTTCTAGGTAAGCTACCAGATTTACATTGCCTTCTGCTCTAGCAGATTTCATTAACCCTTGAATCTCTCTCTCAAACAATCTAGCAGATTGAGCTTCATCTTTAATAAAGTTAAAAAGCTTTCTGTATTCTTTAGCCGCCTTGTTTACAAAGGGAGTCATTGAATCTTCAATTTTATCTGTATCGTTTCTTCTCATAGCCATACCAACTCTATTTCTAAAGTGTACTAGGCCATGACTTTGATTGCTTGTGCCTTTAATTGTTTTTCCAATGTCTTTAAACATGACACCTGTCAACTGGAACTGTCTTTGAATATCACCTTCTGCCGCAACAATTTTTCTGTATTCCAAATACTGTGTGTCTAATGCCTGTATAGAATCCCTTAATCTGCTGTAATAAGTTGTTCTAAATGTAGTTTCTATTGATTGATCCATTGCAATATCAAGATCAACTTTCTTTTGTTGCAATCCACCAACATCTACAAGACCAGAAACAACAGCCCTAGCTGTAGGACTGGAACTCTTGAATAACCTTATCGTAGGATTCCATCCAAGCTTTTCTAAGCCAACGCCAGTTTCTTTAAGAGCATCTTGCTCCATTGATCTCCACAGATTGCTTTGAAAGGCATCGTCACTTACACCAGCACCAACAGGTCTAAAGACAGGATCGCCATCAATATCAAAACCATCTCTTCTTAAATCAATAGTATTACCATCATCATATGTAATTCTTTTTTGACCACTACCACCAAAAGAATTTGGAGTTGGCTTTGCTGACTTGCCTAAAGCAGCATTTAAACTGCCCGATAGAATACCAGTAGCCGCAAAAACAAGTGCCGCATGTGAGGCATCTCTAGTATATAACTGCTCTGCCATTAAAAATTCTTCTGGTGCAACTACGGCCATTCCGTATGTACTGCCTTTTATAAACCTTTGAGTTCCATTTACACCTTGTAAAAACTTTAATTTACTAAATGGAGCAAGTGTAGAAGGCGAGGCCAATGAAGCTACAACTATAGGAATAGTAGAATCACTGTTTGCTATAACAGCCATGTCCTCTATGTCTGATCTAAACCGTTCAAGCATGATAGTTGTTTCTTCATAACTAGAACTGTCAAGAAACCTATAAAGAGAACCTTGCGGTATTCTTTTATCTTGTGCAGGATCATAGTTTAAATCTGCACTTGGGCCAAACATAGCATCGTCTACAGCTCTTGTGGCAGATTCTAATGGGTTATATTGCCTAAAAGCCGCAGACCATATTTGCTTACTATCTGTTGTAAACCAATAATACTCGTCTGGATAAAGATCATCTCTTGAATAGATGTCACCTATATCCCTATTGTTCATCTGTATTAATTCGCTTTGTATTAAATCAGCACTAGGATCGGTAGGATATGGTGATTTTATATCAACCAAAGGAAATTTATATGATGCCAACGGATTAGTATTTAAATCCATTAAGTGGGCAACATCAGCATTAACGTAGGGCTGTTTTAACGCATCTGGATTAAGTTCTTCATTTGCTGGAGATTGCTTTACTCTTTTTGTAAGCATTTCGCTTAAAGCAAAATTCTCTACAACCTTTGGTCTTTTGTCTTGCGGAAGCTTGCTTTCTATTAAATCTAATTTAATGTCAATCTGGTTATCAATATCGTTAACTACCTTTTGACGCTCATTAAGCAAATCAAGAGGTTTATCGGTTAAACTAGATATAGGATTTTGAGGAGAACTGATTATGTTATCATTTACAATAGGATCAATATCTAATGTTTTATTTGGGTCACTAGGCTCTGTAATTAACTGCGCCATCTCTGTTTGGCTAGATGCAGGAGAACCAGTAGGAGTTGTTATCAAGTCTGGCATACTAGCTTGAGCAATAGCTGGCTCATCCGGCTTTCTTTGCGGAACAGGAACACCATCAGATAGTCCAGCTAACTTTTTAGCCTGAGAAAGATTAGTTTCTGTAGGCATGTCAATCTGAGACATGGCGTTTACATCATTGTAAACAGAATCAAATTGATTAAGATATGCAATTGCTGTTTCTGGCGTATTCTCAAACTCTATAAATGCTTTTGCCAACTCAGGCAAATCAGACTCTGTTACAGTATCTTTTCCAATTTTATTAGATACAAATGAGAAATAAGAATTTGGGTTATTCTGGTCTTTTTCTGGAGCAAACTTCTTAATCATCTCAAGAAGGTCGCCATCCTTTTGCTTTATTTTAGATCGAAGATCAACTAACCCGGCACGAAGCCCAAGCTCCATACTATCAAAT